GTTGACTATATGCAGTCTTAGGGAGCCAAGCCTCCACTGTTAGGTCACAATCAAACTCTAAAGGCAACACATAGTAGTCTGACCAGTCTTGGACAAATGACTCGAGCGAGCTCTTGAGGCTCAAATCAAATGGTGGTTTGAGTAGCGCCAAACGCGTCGCTACTCCGGCAATCGTTGAATAGGCGTCGTTCATCACAGGGTGAGGGTAGCATGCACCAACAGCATGACAACCTAGGCTCACTGCAACTACTTGACGTCGCCCACGTTTGGCGGCATGTACATTGATTACAACATTAGGGTCTATGTATGGTATTGCATTTGCAGCGATTAAAGGGTCTTTTCGCTTCAATGCAATCTCATCAATGTAGTAGCCGTAGAGCACCAAACGATTACCAGCCTCTAGAAAACCGACTCACGATGGCGCTCAGACGCCATCAAGTGGTGGTATGCCAACCTGACAGTCTCTTTATGTACCCCTTGTATGTCCTGGTACCTGTCAATGTTGATTTTGTCTTGCAGTTCAGCATTACGAATGAGGCCTTTAAGCAAATCATTTGTGTTGCCTGCAATGGAAAGCAGCTGTTGTCTGCTACCTTGCAACTGGACGAAAAGTTCCATAGAAACTACGACGCGGCGAACTGCCTGGCCACTCAAGTAAGACCATAGGTCCACGAGTAAATTGCCAGAGAAGTCTCGAACTTCAAAGTACTGTAATATGGGATTGACCAAAGTGGCGTTTGTAGCCATGTTGGCAATGTTGCGTACGTCTAATAACGGGACATTCGCAAAGCGTTCTAGAGGTGTGTACCTTACACGGCGGCGGAATAAGAAAGTGGCACATATCAACGCCAAACAAACCACAACCTCACGAGCTCCAAAGTTCTTGAGTGCCCACCTTATTTCTAGAGGGAGCACATGATCGCGCTGGCATTCTTGCCACTCCGTATAGTGAGAGCCAAATGCCCAAGCCAGCGGGCGCATGTTCGAAATCTTCGAATTGAAGACCCCAACGTCAAGCGGAGCAAAGCTCAACGCCCGACACATTGGGTTGTTGTCGACAGTGGCACCAGCGAGCATTGAGCTCAAGCTGAATGAGGGGCAGG